AACTTCAAAATTACCATTTTTTTTATATTTAATTTTCATACATTTACTTTTCTTATAAATATATTCAATAGTAAGAAAAGTAAATAATGAAGTGAAAAAAAGTTAATTAGGTGTTGGTAAACGTATTTAATAAATTAGTTATTGTTGTTTTAAACACTTCTCCAGTCAAATCATTTCTCATAACTACTTCAGTATCAGAACAAATACACTTACCAACACCTGGTTCTCCAATCAATACTGGGTTATTCTTTTTTCTTCTTGATAGAATTTGGGAAAGACGTTTAATTTCTTGTGAACGACCAATAACTTGGTCAATCTTACCTTCCTCAACCGCTTTGGTGATGTCCCTACAGAAATTATCTAGTACTGGTGTAGCGTTTACCCCTTTCTTAATGGTGATTTTTTTGTTTGGTTTGTTACTCTCATAATCAAATCCATAATCTTCATCAGAAGAATCTTCATTTTTATTTCTCATCTCTCTTATCATTTCTTTAAAACTTTTATAATTCACACCTAAATCGTATAGGACCTTAGTTGTTAATGTATTGTTAACAATAATTGACAACATTAAATGTCTAGTATCAATCATTGAATCACCTAACGTATCACACTCACTATCAACCGTGTTAAAAATTAATTTAGTTAAGTTACTAAATGGTCTTCTAATCTTTTTGGTTTGTGTTACTCTTGGTGTCATATCTGACTTGAACGTGATTTCATATACTAAATCATATAATTTATTAACGTCAACACCCATTGCAATTAAAACGTCAACACATTGGTTGTTATTATCCCTTAGTATTGAAAGTGTTATGTGTTCTGGTGTGACATCAACATGGTCTAACTCTTTAGCTATGATGGCTGCATTACCGATTATTTTTTTGACCTTAGGTATAATTTCTCTATTCATAATTTCTCCAAATATACTACATTATTTTTTATAAAACAAGGTTGCTTTTAATAATAAATATTGTATATTTGTACAATAATAAAATAACAGTAAAAGTAAATCTTAAAAATATGCTATTAAACAAAACAGAAAAAGACGGAGTTATAAGTGCACACTATGATTCGACTAACATTCTAGCTTCTAAGTGGGATGGTAAACACTTAACAGTAATATTCAAACATGGTGCATCATATACGTACAACGATGTATCTAGAACCGATTACACTAGATTTGAGTTGGCAGAAAGCCAAGGTGCGGTATTAAACGCTAAAATCAAAGCGTATAGTTTCACAAAAAATGATGGTGTTGATTCATCAGCAATTCTTAAAGAAATTGAGGATAATAAAGCAGCTAACTTAAAGAGATTCGAAGAGGGTATTGTGGAACAAATGAGGCTTATATCTTCTGCATATGAGGCTAATCCAGTGCTTACTAAGACTTCTTTAGAAAGATTGGGTGAAATGCTTATCAAACACAGTGAAATGTCTGGAACCAAATCTGGATTAAAACTTTGTAAATGTGAATAATACTGATAAACCATATCAAGACCTTTTAAAAAGAATTCTTGATGAGGGTAAATTAAGGTGGGATAGGACTGGTACGGGTACTATCTCTATATTCTCTCATACCCTTGAGATGGACATGGCTGATGGGTTTCCACTTCTTACAACAAAGAAGATGTTTACCAAGGGTATCATACATGAACTACTTTGGTTCCTTAAAGGGGATACCAATATACAGTACCTTGTTAAGAATGGGGTTAATATCTGGACACCAGATGCTTATAGAGAATATAAGAACTATGCTGGTAAATTAGAAGAACCAGATTATGATGTTCATATTGACAACCCAAATGAAAATAGGGTTCGATTAATGACAATTGAAGAGTTTGGTGATAGAATTAAAACTGATGATAAGTTTGCAAAGACATACGGTAAATTAGGTCCAGTTTATGGTAAGCAATGGGTTAATTGGGGTGTAGTTGATAGAGTACCAAGTGGATGGCATCATGGTGCACCTACGGGTTATAAAGATATTGGTATTAACCAAATACAACAAGCTATAGACACCCTTAACAATAATCCAGAATCACGTAGAATTATGGTATCAGCGTGGAATGTAGGTGAAATCTCAGAAATGGCACTCCCACCTTGTCATTGGGCATTTGAATTATATACTGAGGAATTGACATTAGAAGAAAGATTTAAAATAAAATACCCTGATGGTAGTTTTTATGCTTTTTTTAATAATCCTATATATCCTTACAAGACAGCACATGATTATTTAAATAGTGATAATACACCAACAAGAAGGTTATCACTTAAGTGGCATCAACGTTCCGTTGATACATTTTTAGGTCTTCCTTTCAATATTGCATCATATGGTTTTTTATTACATATGTTAGCACAACAAACCAATATGGTAGTTGGAACACTTATTGGTGATTTGACTAATGTACATATTTACAAGAACCATATTGACCAATGTAAAGAACAGATTGGCAGAGAGCCTTTTGCGTTAGCCAAATTGGAACTTAAAAAAGGTAAAGATATTTTTTCATATAGTTATGATGATTTTAAGATTGATAATTACATATCTCACGATTCAATAAAAGGTGAAATATCTGTGTAAGTTACGTATTCATAATACCAAATGATAAAAAATTACAATAACGAAACAGAAGTTAACCACACAAAGATAACTAAAGCATCCTAAATGGATGCTTTTTTGTTATATCTGAATATTTATAATTATAATACGTTAATTTAAAACTAAATCATATGCCATTACAAAACGGAATAAATTCAATTATACATACTGCGACTCTTGCTGACGTTACGGGGTTCACATACTCTAAGGTATATGCTGGTGCAGCTGCAACACCAACCATCAATGGAACAGTAACTACAATGGCTGCTGGTTCTACAATTGATATATTGGTAAGAAGTATTAGTCCAACTGCAAATGTGTTTGTTATAGGTGATAAAGCTAATACTACAGACCCAGGTAGAACTACTGGTATAATTTTATAACTTTAAAGAATTTACTAATATTTATATAAAAAGATTAATATATGAAAAACATGAATATAAGACCAACTGGTATAAAAGGTAACGAGAAGATAAATCGTATTAAAGAACTTATGAATGTAACTCTAATCAAAGAGGGTGTTGATAGGTCAACCGAGGTTATTACTAAGTTAGGTCCAGATGGTAAGGCTTACGCTATCGTTAAAGAGAATAGTGAGTATTACATTAAAGTGTCTAACAAAACAACTGACCTTGTAATGGAAGACTTTCAATATATTGGTGGTCTTAAGAATAAAAAAAGTGAAGCTTACCATTCTTACTCAGAAGCATCTAAGCAATTGAATATGAAATTCATTGGTTTAGCTGAGTCTAGTGAGGATAAGGTTTTCAACATACTTAGAAATGATAATCTTTTAAGAGAATCAGTTGAAAACGATGGTACTAGTACTAAAGAAGATAAAAAAACTTCTGGTGATAACTTAGCTTCTGGAAAAGCTGATGATTTTACCAAAGCAACTGCTGATGGAACAAAAGACGGTAACAAAGGTTCTCATTCTGAGAAACATGTTATGGAAGATGTTGAAATGAGTGAAGAAGAATCTTACATTGATGAGATGCTTGACCCAGTTGGTAAAGAAGATGGTGATGTCAACAACGATGGTGAAGAAGATGACCAAGATGATTACATCAAAAACAAAAGAATTAGCATTTCTAAAGCAATGAACGAAATGGATGATATTATTGAGTCAGTTACTAATAAGACTGGTGATAAAGTCAACGAATTCTTAACATCACTTACAGAATCAGAACTGAATAACCTTGTAAACAGGTTAAAAAAAAAAGACTAACTGAGACTAAATCAGATGGGATATCTACTGGTCTTTTTCAAGACGAGGAAGAATCATATAATATAGAAGAAACTAAATACGTGTTGAAGGGCAGTGCCCCTTCAACCGATTCTTCATTTGATGCTGGTGCCAAATCATTCGATGAGCCAGAGGAAGAAGATATCAATGGACTAGATGATTTTGAAGATGTTGCACCAGAAGAAGGTGGAGCGGAGAAACCATTTGATGACGAACCATTTGATGCTGGTGTTGAGGCTGATGAAGATACAGACCCAGCAAAATTCATACAACAACTTTCTGGGAAATTAGGGCAGTCTCTAAGGCAATATACGGAAGATGAAGGTCAACCAGATTTTGACTTAGAGAAATTTGCAATTAATTCGGTTATTTCTGCAACACACACTGGCGAAATGGATAAAGGTGACCAAAGAGATATTATTAACAAAGTTAAGGGTTCTAGTAACGATGAAGAAGATAAAGAAGATACAGACATAGATATCGAAGATGGTGGAGTAGATGGTTTAGATTTAGAAGATGAACCAGTAGAGGAAATAGTTGAAGAACTTCCATTAAATAATACAGATGTTCCAGTTGATGTATTATCACCAGAAATGGGTGGTATGGTTACTGGGTGTCAACCAGAAGCACAAATCGATGCTGAGGCTGTTAATATATTAAAAGATATCGCTGAGTTGCAAGAGTCAAAAAAATACAGTACCTTTGTGGATACTAAAAAATTGATTAAAGATTTAAGACTTATGGAGAACACAGAACCAACTATTCAACCAATCACAAGACCAGATGTTAAACCAGCTAGACCTATGAGGGAGACTGATAGACCATTCCTTCCTAAAAGAAAGGATAAGGTTAATCCTAGACCTAAGGCTAACATGAACGAAATTGGTGGAATGTCCACAGTTGAGTTTGATGGGAAACAAGTTGACATTAAATCTCTTAGTATTGAAGGGGTTGATAAAATAGATTATCCAGATTTTGTAGATGCTTTCTTTAACCATGGTGAATATGCTGATGGTATGGAAATGTCAGATATTGAATTAGAGAAATTCACAGAAGAAAATGGTGAATTATTAAACGAATTAATTTTCGATAGACAATTATATATGTAAGATGAAAGATTTGTTTTTAATTTATATCAATGTTATCGGTAAAGACTGGAAGGGAATTAACTTGTATGAGTTTATATTCTCAGAAAGTAAAGAAAATATTGATGGTGATGATTGGGATGCAATACCAGCTTCTGGTAGGCCAAGTGCACCACATGAGGAACATGTACAAAAGGTTGGTAGATTAACAACGGAAGATTTTAGTTTACATGTTATTCAAGAAAGTGATTCATTTTCAGTATGGGATGCTGTTGATGGTGTTATCGCACTAGGGTGGGAAAACATGGATGATTATGAAGAATACCCAGAAACGAGATTGGCGTTTCATTTCGGGGAAGATATAAAGACCGTGGAGGCTAAACTTTACGCACACGACCTAATACTAGAATACAAAAAAGAGACAAATGGAAAACTCAAAAAAGAAGATACTGAATAAATTAAACGAAGGTAACGATAAAGCTGAAATGCAAAGAACCTTTGATGAAAGATTGCGTGATGCAGAAGATGTTGTTAAAACCTCTATGGGGTCTGATATGGCACCAGAAGATGTTAAAGATATCGCTGGTAGATTGGCTACAGAATCAGTTGAAAGTGGGGGGTTCAATCCAGTTGTTCAATATCATAGTGATAGAACAGATGAAACACCATTTATGATAAACGGTACTAAATGGCAATATGTCAACGCAATTTACCCAGACGGTAAAAAAGATATTGGTGTTTACAGATATGGTCATGATTTGGCTTATGATTTCAAATGGTTTATGGATAATGTTGTTGGTAAACTTAAAAATGCTACCGAAGGAAAGGTGGTTGAAACTAATCAAGAAAGTACTGGTGAAGACTACGGAGATGTAGGTATGCAAGACTTAGAGGTTGGTGCTGATAAGTATGATGAATATAGAGCACTTATGGCACAATTGGCTGCTGAGGAAGGTGGTGAACAAGAAGCTAGAGTTATGGAAACTGATGACCAAGAACAAACTAATGACCCAGTTAAACTTAAGAATGATGTTGCTAAACTGATGAGTAAATTAGATATGTCTTCAATTGCACCATATTTAGCTAAGATTGATAACCCTACCGAACAAGCTGAGGTTATTGCACAATTTGCTGAAAAGATTGGTGTTCCTAAGGGTAAATTAAGTTCGGTGGTTTCACAACTTAAAACTGTTGCTGAGGGTGTTAAAATGACTAAGAATAAACTAATTGAAACTGTTACTGGTAGAAAGGTAATAAAAACAATTAAAGTAAAAGATATTAAGTAATGGACTATAGAAAATTAGCAAAAAAATCATTGGATGAGGCGACAAAACCTAAAAAGGTTATTAATGAGCGTATCACCTATTCTGAGGGTCATAGCGAAAGAATGGACCCACAGCTTGAAAGAGAGTTGAGGGAAAGAAAGCATTCGTTGGGTGACCATCCTATTTTTCCAGAGGGTGACGAAAAGACATTTGAACAAAAAATTATGGGTGAAAGGTTTGATGATGTAATGAAAAATTACAAAGCAAAATTTGATGTTTCAACTATCAATAATGATGAGGTTATGAATGGTCAAATGGGTATGGTTTATGAATGTATGGAAATGGAATCTACTCATAAAAAAGAACTAGAAGAACTAGCGGTTAAAATGATTAGAGATGAATATAATATTTCAGAGGATGTTGTTGAAATCATCGCAGAATTAACTGATAAGATTAGTCTTGAAGGAACTAGTAAAAATGAACTCCCAACAATGGTTGAAGTTGAATTTGATAACCATAATTCAATAGCTGATGCCAACGCAAATGTATATAAAAGAAGATTTCTTAATGCAATGACACAAGGTGCTGCTAAGAAGTCATCACATATGTTCCATATGGTTGATAAAGAACTTTCGGCAATGGACCCAAGACTTACCACAAAATACGGTAAATTAATGGCTGCGGCTGATTACTGTTATTATGTTGTTCCAGACATGCACGATGTAATTGAGACTAATGAAGATGGGTTACATGTAGGTAAGACTGTAACTGGTGGTATTGTTAGAGTGACGTTGCCAACAGAAGAAAACCCTAAGTGTCAGATTCATGCACAAGGTATGGTTTTCCCAGTACTTATCCATGAATTGGTTAAGGGTGTTATGGAGATACTTTCAGCACATGGTCTTCCAGAAGATGAGAAGATTGCAGAATACGTTATTGGTAAATCAGATTTCCTAGCAGCTGAACCATGGGATATGAGGTTAGGACCAGCAATATGGGATAGATTCACAAGGTTGATTAAGGGTGATGATTTTGGATTAAAACATAATGTTTATTCTGAATTGGCTGCACTACCAGTTAAAGAGTTTAATCATAAGATGAGAGAAATTATGGCTGGGACTAAAGCTGGTCAGCAAATCATCAACGATATTGTTGAGAATTGTAAAAAACGAATCCAAGAAGATGGGTATCGTGATGAAATTGGGGATGATGATTCAGATGGATTTTCACTCAACGATTTAGATGATATCGATATAAACGAACTACTATAAAAGAAAGCCTCACATTGTGGGGCTTTTTTGTTTTTAAGCCATTTAGCTTTTTACGCATATTTATATAGAAAAGAATATGCTAACAACCAGTGAAATATTTAAGGAATATGCCTTATGCATACAAGACCCAATATATGCAATTGAGAACTATATCGAAACATTTGATAAGACTCAAGAGGGTTTTGTTCCGTTTAAGTTGTTCCCAAGACAGAAACAAATTGTTAAGGCTTATGAGGATAATAGATATAATTTAGTTACCAAGCCAAGGCAAGCTGGTATATCTACCACTACACAGGCTTACATGGCCGTTAAAGCGGGGTTTGCTGACCCAGACAACCCAGAGGTTGTTCTTATAATTGCAAATAAGCTTAAATTATCAGTAAAATTCTTAAAAGGTATTAAAGATTATCTAAAACAGTTACCTAGATGGATATGGGGTCCAGCGTATTATGGTACTGAAGAAAACGAAAAGAAATCAATTTTCATTACTGATTCTAAAATCGAAATTGAATTACCTAATGGTTCTCAACTTATTGCGGTTGCAACATCTGAGGATGCACTTAGGGGGTATACCCCAACATACCTTGTATTTGATGAGGCTGCCTTTATTGATAATGGTGATGCTGTTTATACTGCGGCCATGTCGTCAATCTCTACTGGGGGAAAGGTAATACTTATTTCCACACCTAATGGTATGGACCCACTATATTATAAAACATACGAACAATCTAAAACTGGAAAGAATCAATATCATATTATTGAAATGCGTTGGTATGAAGACCCAAGGTACAATAAAGACCTTAGGTGGACTAAGAAGGTTGAGGATGGTGATGATATAGTTGAAGAAGAACTTGAATTTAATTTAGCATCTTATTTAAGAAGGATTGAGGATGGTTGGAAACCAACATCAACATGGTATGAGAATATGTGTATGGCATTGAATAACAACGCTAGAAAAATAGCACAAGAGTTAGATGTTTCGTTCCTAGGTTCTGGGGGTAATGTTATCGAGGATGAAACTATCGATATGCACGATACGAAGAATGTAATGGAGCCTAAGTATGTTTCTGGTGTTGAGGAAGAATTCTGGATATGGGCAGAACCAGTTGAAGGTCATGAGTATATTATGGGTTGTTTAACTCTAGGTGAACAAGTTTTAACTGACTCTGGACTAATGAACATTGAAGAAGTTACATTAGATGATAAATTAATTAGTGAAGATGGTGGCTATATTGACATAATTAACAGACAAATATATCCAGTAATTAATGAGGATATATTTGAAGTTAAAATGGATAACACGTTTAGAACAACAACATTTACAAAAGAACACCCAATACTTATTAGTAAACCAACACTTAAACGTAATTATAATAAAACTCATAAGGTTTATGACTTCAATCAAAGGTATTGGGATTTTGATTTCAACTATACCAGAATGGAAGAGGTTGAGATTGGTGATTGGGTAAAAGTACCTAACATTTATAAAAAGAACATTGACGATATTTTAGATAATAAATGGGTAATAGAAGAACCAGTTAGAGATGACTTTAATATACATTCACCATTAGACCAAGAAGATTTTTGGTGGTTTATTGGAATGTGGTTAGGTGATGGTTGGTTAGGTCATTATAATAAAGACGCTTATTCAATTTCAATATGCTTTGATAAAGCACATATTGGGTATATTGAAAAATGTGAAGATATTATTAAAAGATTGTTTAAACGCTCACCATCATTTATAAATAAAGACTCAACATATGAGATTATATTTAATTCTAAATTCTTATATCATTTTATTTTAGAAAATTTTGGACAATATTCCGATGGTAAGAAAATTTCTGAATGGGTTAAATATATACCAAATAACCTTAAAGAAGTATTAATTAGAGGTTATTTCGATAGTGATGGTTGTTGGGTGGGTTATAATAAGAATGGGAAATTAGACTCTAAAGTTAGTTTTGTTAGTGTAAATTTATCGCTATTAGAATCAATACAAGATATTATTTTCTCGTTAGGGGTAATTTCATCATTAACTAAATTAAGAGATAGTAAAGAAATTGAAATAATGGGTAAATTATGTAATCAAAAAGAAGCATATAATTTAACCCTAGGTAATAGTGATAGTCTAGATTTAATAAAATTAATATATACAGAGGATGATATTAAATTAAATAAATTTAAACTTGATGAGTTTAAGGTTATTAATAGACGAACCATTAGTTCTTGTCATTTTGATGAAGATAAGGATTATATCTACTTTAAAATTAAAGATATATGTAAGAGTAAATACACTGGTAATGTTTATAATTTTGAATGTGATACACACACCTTTATGTGTCACCATATAACAACACATAATTGTGATGTATCTAGAGGTGATGGTGAGGATAGTTCAACTATAGTTTTAATCGATTTTACGACTATGGAACAAGTAATGGAATATCAAGGTAAGATACAACCAGATTTACTTGCACAACACGTATATGATTATGGAAATATGTATAAAGCATATACAGTAGTCGATATTACTGGTGGTATGGGTGTATCAACGGTTCTTAAATTGATTGAAATGAATTACAGTAATAAATTGATGCATTATGATAAGCCAACTGGGAACATACTACCTAACCAAGCTAGATTGAATACGGTTAAGAGCAAGGACAAGATACCAGGTTTTAATGCCAATGGTGTTCGTCTACCAATGATTGCCAATATGGAAAAATCACTTAGAGAGAATACGGTTAAGATTAGGTCTAGAAGACTTGTATCTGAAATGAAAACATTTATCTACAAGAATGGTAGACCAGACCACATGGAAGGTTATCACGATGATTTACTTATGTCTTTAGGGATGGCACTATGGGTGTTAGAATATTCGTTTAAAAACCTACAAAAAGCAAACGCACAAAACAAAGCAATTTTGAGTAGTTGGAGTACTGGTGGTTCAACTGTTAAAGAGATTAATAACGAAAGTTACGATGGTGGTTTTGTAGCAAACAATAACAAAGGGAAGAAAACGGCTCCAAGGCCAAGGTTTAATCCAAACGTGTCTAGAGGCATGCAAGACCCTAATGGGGATTACATGTGGTTATTTAGCGGAACAAGATAATAAATTATGAGTTTATGTAAAAAGGTATTTACAAGGAATAACGGACTTCAAAAAGGTGGACAATTATATAAATGGTGTCCAACTCCGAATGATAAAAGAGCAACTAAACTTGATACTGGTAAAAAGTATTACTGTACTGCTACACCACATTCTCAAGGTGAGGATTGGTTGGTAACTTACTTGTATGTTATTACTGTTGTTAATGGTGTACAACAAAAGATTGCATACGTTGCATGTGATTATGTAAAATAACCATTTATTTATTATTAAAATTCATTACATTATAGAAAAACATTAACTATGGCTAATAAGAGAAAACTCACAGTCTTTCAAAGAATGAATAACATGTTTGGTCCAGATGGTATAAACGTACCTAGAGACCAAACAAACAGATATTCTATTGGGAGCGGTGAATTACTAAAAACGGATAATAAGGCTGATTACGAGGCCGCAAAATTACAAGCACAACAATCGAAATATATTAGTGGTCAATGGAAGAAAGTTGATAACGAACTTTTCCAACAATCGATTCATTATGAGACAACTCGTGTTGGTTCATATTCTGATTTTGAGAACATGGAATTTTACCCAGAGATTGCAGCTGCTTTAGATATTATGATGGAAGAAGCGACCACTGTTAACGATAAGGGTGAGGTAATCAACATTTACTCAGATTCAAAAAGAGTTAAAAAGATATTAAAGGATTTATTTCATAACAGATTAGATATTCATACTTCATTACCAATGTGGACAAGAAACACTTGTAAATATGGTGATAATTTTGTTTTTTTAAATATTGATGATAAAGCTGGTGTTATTGGAGCTAAACAAATGCATAACTTTGAAATGGAAAGAAGAGAGGGTAGTATTTACGATGCAATTTCTAGACAACATTCAACTGGTGATAATAGAGATGATAGTAAGGTTAAGTTCTACTGGAAAGGTAGAGATGTTGAGTTTTCATCTTGGCAAATGGCACATTTCCGTTTATTAGGGGATGATAGAAGACTTCCTTATGGAACGTGTTTAAAATATAATTCTAGAGTTGAGACAAGTGAGGGGTATAAGGAGATAAAAGATATTGTTATTGGTGATATGGTTTATTCATTTGATGAGATGAATCAAGTGAAAGTATTGTCAAAAGTATTGGATACTGTTAATTCTGGTAATAAAAAAACTTATAAACTTAGTACCAAACATAATTTTATAGACGCATCTAAAGAACATAAGATAATGTATTATAATACTGAATTAAATAAATTCGATTATAAAAATACACTAGATTTTAAACTAGGTGATTTATTGGTTGTTGATAAAATTAATCTAAATAATGTTAACGTTCCAATAATTAAAAATAAACCAGAATCAAACAAAAATGGGTTTTGGAATAATGTTGGGTTGATACCTGATTTTGTTGACACTAAATTTGCAGAATTTTTCGGTTATTTAATAGGTGATGGTTGGATTCACAATGATTCAGTTTTTATAGCTTTATCAGAACATAAATCAATAAATAAAAAATATATTCAATATATGAATCAAATTACTGGTAGAGATATTAAATTTTCTGGTGGTGATAATGGTATGGCGCAAGGTATCTGTAATTCTAAAACTTTGTCGATAATTCTTAGAGATATGGGTTTCCTAGGTGATGTTTATAGTAAAAGAATACCTAAATGGGTTTATACTTCTTCTATGGAGGTAAGACAAGCTTTCTTGAATGGTATTATTGATGCTGATGGTTCGTTATTTATAGATAAATGGGATTGTCTAAGATATTCTATCGAACTATCAAATGAAGAACTTATTAACGATATCAAAATTTTAGTTCAATCTTTGGGTTTGAAATCTGGTAAAATATGTAGTAGACTTCGTAAGGGTTCTGGTATTGGTGATAGGGAATTTAAAACACAACAAGAAAGTTTTTATTTTTATTTTTATGATAGTAGTGTAAGGCAAAAAAATAAATATGATTTAATTGGTGATAGGTTAACTAACGATTTTATTTTAGAACCGATTAAATCAATTGAGGAAAGTGGTGAACACGAAACATACGATATATATGTTGAAAATGATAACCATAATTTCTATGCAAATGGTATCGTTGTCCATAATTCTGTTTTAGAGAAAGCTAGACGAATATGGAAACAATTGATATTATCGGAAGATTCCATGTTGGTTTATCGTGTTACTCGTGCTCCTGAGAGACGTGTATATAAAATTTATGTAGGTAATATTGATGATGGTGATGTTGAGGCGTATGTAAACGCTATTGCGGATAGATTTAAGCGTATGCCTATTATCGACCCACAAACAGGTCAAATGGATTTAAGATTTAATCAACTTAGTAATGACCAAGATTATTTTATCCCTGTTCGTACTGAAGATGCACCAAACCCAATTGATACTTTACCTGGGGCTTGTATCGCATTAGATACCCGAATACCATTATTAGATGGTAGAACGTTAGAATTAAATGAAATAATAAGTGAATGGGATAATGGTAATAGAGACCTTTGGGTGTATTCTTGTGACCCAAATACTGGTTCTTTAGCCCCAGGATTAATAACGTGGGCTGGTGAAACTCGTAAGAATACTGAAGTTTTAAAAATAACACTTGATAATGGTGAAGAGATAATATCAACACCAGACCATAAGTTTGTACATAGAACTAATGGATTTGTTGAAGCTAAAGATTTAGTTATAGGTGATAGTCTAATGCCATTTTATACAGATACGAAAAAAATAAAAACTAATACTAATGGTGATTACCATAGAGTTTGGGATTCATCAAAAGAAGAGTGGGTATTCACACATAGATTAGTTGTTGATGGGTTAGATAGTCATGGATTAATTAAAGAGTTTTTATTTGATGAAAAATATCTTAATACTGATAAGAAAATAAGACACCATAAAAACCATGATAGGTTTAATAATAACCCAGAAAATTTAGTTTGGATGAATGGTGGTGACCATATGAGATATCACCAATCTGTGATTAAAGAAACTATTTGGGCTAACCCAGAAGAGAATAAAGCTAAGATTAAAATTGGAATTGATAAATATATCTCAAATTTAACTGTGGTGGAAAAAGAAATTAGAAGTGAAACATCTAAAAATAATTCTATTACCACAAGAAAAAAATCAACAGAAACATTTAATAACAACCCAAATAAAGAAAAAATAATTAGAAATAGAGGGATAGCACTTAGTAAAGTAAAATCAACACCAGAATTTAAAGAAAAATTTTCATTGATTGCTAAAGAACAATGGTTAAATGAAGATTATAAAAATAAAGTGTTTAGTAAAAAACAAACAATTACATTCACTAATGAACTTTATAATATGTTCTTTGAAATGTTTAAAGTTTATGGTAAAGCTGATTTAACACTTAACGAATTGAATAATTCATCAGAATTTTTAAATGAGTTTAAAACTTCAAATTATGAAATTAGAAGTTCAATAACCAATCTAAGTGAATTCACAGCAAATCATTTATCTAAGATGCTTAAAATCAATGGTTTTAAAAATTACAGAGACTGGTGTAAACAAACGGCCAAAGAATTAGGTTATAAAAATGTAAGAGCATGGAGATACTTTATTGAAAAAGAAAACAAAAAAGAACTTTATAACCACAAAATAGTTAATATTGAATGGTTATCTGAGCGTAAAAATACTGGTACCATTACGGTAGATGGTGATGAGATTTATCACAATTATCATACATTTGCTATTGAATCTGGAGTGTTTATTAAAAATTCTAACTTAGACCAAATAGCTGATATTGAATATTTGAGAAGTAATTTATTTACAGCACTTAGGGTGCCAAAACCATTTTTAGGTTTTGACGATGCGGCTGGTGAGGGTAAAAACCTTGCTTTACAAGATATTCGATTTTCAAGAACGGTAAATAGAATACAACAAGCAATGTTACAGGAGCTTAATAAAATAGCTATAATCCATTTATACTTATTAGGTTTTGAAGAAGATTTTGATAATTTTACACTAACATTAAATAACCCATCAACCCAAGCTGAAATGCTTAAAATTGAACATTTACAAGCCAAAGTCACTTTGTATAAGGATGCGGTTTCGGATGCTGGAAATGGTTTTGGTGCGTATTCAATGACACGTGGTAAAAGAGATATATTAGGTATGTCTGATGATGATATAAAATCAGACTTACTTGAACAAAGAATGGAGAAAGCTGCTGCCGCTGAATTAGCTAACTCAGCAAACGTTATTAAACATACAGGTATGTTTGATATTGTTGACCGAGTTTATGGTGATTTCAAAGTCGCCCTTGAAGGTGGAGCTATTGCTGGTGGTGAAGGTGGAGAAGAAGGTGCTGATGGTGGTGGAGGCGGTGGAGGCGGTGGAGGTGGTCTCGGAGGCTCATTCGGTGGAGGTGGTGTAGGTGGTGAAGATTTAGATTTCGGTGATGAAGGTGATGAAGAAGGTGAAGAAGGTGGTGAACTTGGTGGTGAAGTTGGTGGTGAAGTTGGGGCTGAAGATGAGCTTGCTGATGCTGAACCAGAAGAGGTTTCTGAAAGAATCAAAAAAGTTAATAAAATTTTAACGGAACGTAAAGAATTATTAACTAAAAAACTAAACACTAGAACCAAAAAATATAAAGATAGATTTGTTGAAGCACTGATTGAATCTATAAAACCAGAACCAAGTAAAATGGTTGATAAGGTTAAAATTTATGATAAAAACATCAAAGTAAATAAAGAAATTGACGATATGATAAATAACATTGATAAAATGTTAGATGAATAATGTTTTTAAGATAAAATAGCATATTTATTAATAAATTAAAAGATGTTAGATATAACAAAAATATCAAGAAACTTTGGTACTATAAAAAATGTTTTTAACAATATTTTATCTGAAGGAGTTATTGAAAAAGACGATTCTAGAAAAGAATTATTTAAAGAGTATGTTAAAGCTATAAAGAAAAATAAAATTCTTAGAACTCAATTTTTGGTTTACACTAATATTGAAAATAAGGTTGAAACTGATGTAGTAAAAGCAACGCAATTTGTAAAAGAAAACATTGATTTATTTTCAAAGATTAGCAAAAAAAATATTCTAGAAGCAAATAGTCAATTAGTTCATAAACTTATCTTTGAAATTGTTGGAGAAGATTCTAAATCTGAATTATATGAAAATATTTCAACTCTTATTTTCACACCAAAAAGGCCAGACACTATAGATACTATAGTTGAAGCTACGAGTAAGGTTGTTAACTATATTTTAGAGAACAAAATTAAAGAAACCAATGAATTAATTGATTTACCTATTAGTATGATTAGTACTATAATGGTAGATAAATACAATGAAAAATATTCATCTTTGGATGAGTCGGAAAAAAAGGTTTTAAAAGTATTAATTGAGTCAACTGATGAACAAAAAAAAGAAGTTTATACAGATATGCTTAGGGAATGTATCAATTTGATAGATGAGAATTTAAAAACTTCTGATTTAGAAACAAAAGATAGGCTTCTAAAAGTTAAAGATAAACTTCTTAATGATAATCAAAAAATAGACGAAGGGTTTTACAAAAATATTTCAAAGCTAGTTGAGCTAAGAGAAAATCTGAAATAACGTTGTTACTAAAATCTTCATATCGATGATTGAATTTTTTAAAACCTTTTTGTTACCTATTATATTAGCTTTGATTAGTTTTTTAGGAATAATAACACCAATTATATTAAATCTTAGGGCTCAAAATAAAAACTTAAGAAAAGAAAATAAACAAATAAAAGAAGTCGCTGCTGATTTAAGTGAAGATGTAATCAATGATTTAAACACGTTTAATAAAATTCGTGAAGTTGTTGATAACATATTATCCCAAACAATAGCTGATAGATTTTTAATTCTTGTAGCTAATAACGGAAAACAAGATATGAGATTCGCAACAGCTATTTATGAACAACATAAAGGTATTGATTCTGTTGTTTTATCTTTTGGGGCTACAAACAAATTTATAAACTTTGAAATAGATTCACAATATAAAGAAATGCTTAAAACAGCCGAAAGAGATGGTAGAGTTAACCTAGTTGTTGATAATATGCCACCTTCGGATTTAAAATTTATTTATAATGGTGAAAAAGTTAAAAATAGTCTTATTTTCTTTCTAAAAAGAATGCCAATTAACTCAGAACACGATAGAATTTTATATTGTTCAATTGCTAGTCATAGCGGTATTTTTAACGAAGAAGAAATCACGTTATTAAAAAGTTATACATCAAACATTAAAACCATAATGCAAGGGATATAATATTTGACTATTAATTATGTTTTCACTATATTTGTAAAAACCAGGTATTATGAAAACAGGAAAAGAAATAAAAACCACAACTAAAAACTACAATGTAGTCTTTGGAAGTGTCAATAACAAAACTCCAAGAGCAGTATATATAAACATATCTGCTTGGGGAGAACCAACAAGTGAAGGTGATAACATTAATTATAACAGATTGATTAAAAACATAAACAAAAGAGTTAAACAATTATTATACCTTACATTTGAAAACGATGAAACTTTTTCAAAGGATAAAACAATTGTAGATTTGGATATAAGGGAGTCTGGTATAAGGTTTGGTAAACGTAGTTTTATGAGTTGTGAAATAACATTGTTCTCGGACCTAAATATTCCTGTGAACACAGAATTTATGAAAAAAAAACTAAATGAAATCATTAATATCGTCACAAAGAAAGTTTTTGATAGCAATGATGATTTCGATTTTCATAAGAAAAAGAAATAAAAACAAATATAATAAGAAATAAGAAACCCTGTTCAATAAGAACGGGGTTTTTTTATTTATAGAACATATTTATATCTATAAACTAGCTAGATATGAATATAGATTATAATGAAATTAAAGTTCTTAAACGAGGACAAACTGGTTTTGGCTTTTTAATTGAACATGATGCTGGTTATATTAGCCCAGATGAACCTAGGAACCTTCCTTTCATTACTGAGATGAAGAAATTAGAAACAGGTAAACTTATAATAGCAGAACCATTAGTAGTGTATGTTATTTTACAGAAATACGGTATTCTAAATAAAAACGGAAGAGTTTACCCAGAGAAAGTATTAAGAAGACAAGACGCGCTTTATCAAAACGCTATTAAAGAACGTAGTGCAATTGGTGAATTAGACCATCCAGAAAGCTCAATTATATCTGGTGATAGAATTTCACACAATATTATAGAAACATGGTGGGAAGGACATACTCTCATGGGAAAAATGGAAATTTTAATGACCCCAGGTTATATAAAATTCGGTATCGTTTCAACCAAAGGTGACCAAGTTGCCGATTTACTACGACACAGAATAAAAATAGGTGTATCATCTAGGGGTGTTGGAAGTCTTATTGATGGGGAAAACGGTGAACAGATTGTACAAGATGACTTTGAAATAATTTGTTGGGATATCGTTACCGCACCTTCAACACCAGATGCGTGGATATTTAAAAACATAGAATCAGCTAGACCTTACGTAGAAGGAGTTGAAAATAAAATCACAAATATATCTTTAAACTTAATAAATAAACTTGACAAATTTTTATTTGATTAATTTATTTTAACTCAAAAAAGACTTTTCAACAAAAGATATATATTTATTATCAAATAAGGTGATTTAATTACCTGATAATTTTAGCAAAAAAACTTAAACATTAAAATGGCAGATAATAAATCAATACTTGAAGAAGCTCTTTTGGATATCAAAAATATTCAAAACGCTCTTAATGCCAACACAAAAGAAATACTTCGTAGTGTAACTAGAGAAGAAATTGACAGTGTGGTGAAAGAATCCTTAAAAGAAGGGATTTATGACGAAGAAGATATTGAAACTGACGAATTAGGTATGGATGCTGATGCAGCATCAACCGATATCGAAAGTGGAATGGACGCTTCACTTGATGGTGGGTTAGATGACATGCAAGGCTCTGAAGAAGTGGCTCCAGAAATGGAACCAGAAATGGGAATGGACGCACCAGCGTTGGACGGAGAAGAAATGGATTTAACAGGTTCATCAGATGATGACATAATCGCAATTTACAAGAAATTGACTGGCGAAGATGAAATCGAAATTATAGGTGATGAAATTCATCTAACAGTATCCGAACCAGGACAATACGTAATCAAAACATCAGACGTTACATCAGCTCCAGCAATGGGTGGTGGAATGGACTCAGGAATGGGTGACGAAATGGGTGATGAAATGGGTGACGTAGATTACGAAATCGAAATGGGTGACGAAGAAGAAGAAGGTGGTGAGCCATCTGATTTAGTTCCAGTAGATGACGAAGGTGAAGGAGAGGGTGAAGAAGCTGGCGAAACACCAGATTTCGGTGGTGATGATGAAGAAGAGGAAGAAGAAGTCGAACCAATCGATGAACAAATTCCAGTTGGCTCTGGCCAAGCTCATCGTTTACAAGCAAAGCAAACCAAAGGGGTTCCTTTAGGTGCTGGTGCTGACAACCTAAGAGAAGCTGTCGCAGCTAAAAAATTAGTTTCTGAAACGAGTAGAAAATATAATATGTTATTAACTGAAGCTAACAAAATCAAAACTGAGAACGTAGAGTTCAGAAAAGCTTTGAAAGAATTTAGAACAAAGTTAGTGGAAACAGTAGTATTCAATAGTAACCTTACATATGTAACTAAATTGTTTACTGAACACACAACAACTAAGAGTGAAAAACAAAGCATCATTTTAAGATTTGATGAAGAAGTTTCTAACCTTAAAGAATCTAAAAAGTTATACAAATCTATCGTGAATGAATTGGAATCTAGAAAACCAATTTCTGAATCAATAGAAAGAAAAATAATCAAAGAGGCAACAAGCAGTTCTTCAAAACAATTGAACGAAAGTACCGCATACGTTGACCCATCAATTCGAAGAATTAACGATTTAATACACAGAATTGAAAAAAAATAACCAAAAATAAAAACAAATAAAACTATGTCACATTTATTAACATCTGGACAAGTGGGTAATATCGGATTGAACCACATGAAGGCTATCCGTTTGGAAACTCAAACAAAATGGGAATCATTAGGTTTCCTTGACGGTCTTAAAGGCCATGTAAAAGAAAACGTTGCTCAATTATATGAAAACCAAGCGTCTTCATTATTGACTGAAGCGACAACAGCGTCATCTTCTGGTTCTTTCGAAACAGTTGTGTTCCCTATTGTTCGTAGAGTTTTCTCTAAATTATTGGCTAACGATATCGTTTCTGTACAAGCTATGAACATGCCAATCGGTAAATTGTTCTTCTTTGTACCACAAACATCTAGCCGTGTTAACGGTGCTAACCCAGCTCTTGCTGGTAACAACTATAATGGCCTTTCTTCAAGCAACGCTACTTATGGTACTCAATTTTCTGCTCACACAGGTCTTAACGGTGAACATGATGGTTCTGCAACTTCGGCTGCTGTTCCAGCAATCGTTGCTACTAACGGAGTTAAATTGACTCAAATGCAAGCTAAGAACTTGTATGACGCATTCTACAACGATGGTCTATTCGATAACTCTAAAGGTACTTTAACAATGAAGACGTATGCTATCACAGATGCAAACGCAAACTTCTTGAATGCTGATGGTAGTATGACAGTATTAGGTGCTGCGGCTTCTTTCCCAGTTGCAACTGACGGTTCTGTAAGAGGTTTACTTCTTACTATGAGTGGATTCACTGGTGGTGCTGGTGCGGCTAATGGTCGTGAAGTATTAACTGGTCCTGATGGTAACAACATGGATACTGAATCATTCTTGGCATCATTGCATTGTGTAACAACAAACGGAATTCTTGACCGTGATGGTAACACTATTGTTAAAGCTGGTCAATCAGTTCCATTCCGTTTGGTATCGCAACAATACGGTAAAGCAATCGTTCAATCAACTGGTTCTTTAACTACACCTAATGGTGTTATGTTCGTTGAGGTTGACTTACGTCACCCAGTTGGTACGACTGAAGTTGGGGCTGTAAATCCTGGAACTTCAACATTTGATGGTTACGTTGGAGCTTCTGCAACAACTGTATCAGCATATACTACAACAGCTGGATTAGTTTTCGGTTGGGCTGAATACGCTTCTCTTGAACTAGAAACAGAACTTGGTGAAGTTTCTTTCAAATTGGATGAAGTTGTTGTTGCTGTTGAAGAAAGAAAACTACGTGCAACGTGGTCACCAGAATTAGCGCAAGATGTTAGTGCATTCCAAAACATCGATGCTGAAGCTGAATTAACAGCTATGCTTTCTGAGCAAGTTGCTGCGGAAATTGACCGTGAAATCCTAAGAGACCTTCGTACAGCTGCTGCATGGCAACTTCGTTGGGATTATAACGGATGGAGACGTGCTGCTACATCTGCTAACCCTTACACTCAAAAAGACTGGAACCAAACTCTTATCACAAGAGTTAACCAATTGAGTGCTCAAATCCACAAGTCAACTCTTCGTGGTGGTGCTAACTTCATCGTTGTTTCTTCTGAAATCAGCGCAATCTTCGATGACTTAGAATACTTCCACGTTTCTGATGCCAACCCAGAGCAAGACTCTTACAACATGGGTATCGAAAGAATTGGTACTTTAAGTGGCCGTTACCAAGTGTACCGTGACCCTTATGCACCAGCTTACTCAATAATTGTAGGACATAAAGGTAAATCATTATTGGATACTGGTTACATCTACGCACCATACGTGCCTTTGCAACTTACACCAACAATGTATAACCCTTTCAACTTCGCACCAGTGAAGGGTATCATGACTCGTTATGCTAAAAAAATTGTTAACAACAGATTTTACGGGCATGTACGTGTAGATGGAGTACCAACATTTAACATCGCAGAATTGAGATAATCAATACTATACAAACTTAAAAGGTGGATTTATTTCCACCTTTTTTGTTTAATATACTTGACTTTATTAACTATTATTAGTATATTTACAAAAAAGAAATTATGAGTAAAAAAATAGAATTAACACCAGAACAAATAATTGAGTGTGTTAGATTATATAATAATGAACTATTGGGGTCAACTAGTATTAGTGAGAAGATGGGAATCCATAAAACAATAATATTACGAACGCTGAAAGAAAATGGTGTTGTTACGGGTCCATCTGGTAGAAGAAATATTGGTGGTAAATCAGTTTCTGATAAAAAATATGCAGAAAAGAATAAAGAAAAATTAAACGAATACCATAAAACATGGTCAAAAGAAAACCATAAAGTGTTAAAAAACTATCACTCTAAATGGAGAGATGAAAATAGAGAACATATAAATAAATACAAGCGTGATTATGAACGTAAGAGACGTACTGAAGACCCTAAGTATCGTTTAGGTGTTAGAACACGTACAGCTGTCTGGCAATTGCTTAAAGAACGTAATATCGATAAGGCTAATAAGACTTTTAATTTACTTGGTTACACCATTGAAGAGTTGATGATTCATTTAGAGAAACAATTCACTGATGGTATGACTTGGGAGAACTATGGTGAATGGCATGTGGACCATAAGAAACCAATGACATTATTTGAGTTTCATAGTACAGATGATGAAGGGTTTAAAGAGTGTTGGTCATTGGATAATCTTCAACCATTATGGGAAAAAGATAACCTTTCTAAGGGTATAAGATATTTATAAATAACTAAATAACTGTTAAGAATAATGAAGATATTACCAATATACGAAAATCTTTTAAATTTTGATTGTAGTAAAGCAAAGGTGACTCCAGAAATAGCTGCTGAAGTAAGTAAGTTCAATACTGATGAGGAATTTCTTAGAGCTGGTGGTTTATCAACTTCAGCACTACATAGGGCTGCATTTGGTTTTACTGATTCAGATATTGAAACTCTTATACCAAACCAATTAAAAATTAAGTGGAAAGATGATTGGAATAATGTTAAATGGGAACAACAACAAAGTGGTTTATCCAAAATAGCTTATGCTAATAGAATTGATTTGTCCGAACCAATAGATGTTGTGTATGAAAAAAATAACTTTTATGTAGATGACGGACATCATAGATTATTTGCAGCTACGATTCTTAAACGCCCACTTAATGTTAATCTTGAAATACACCAAAATCCAATCGATAACTTAGGAATCACTGATTATGACCAATACCATAGATGTGTTTTTAAAAAAATAAAATCAAATGAAACAACTAATAAAAAGAATACTTAGAGAGGGTTTATTAACTGAAAAATTAACTAATATCGATGAAGATGTTAATCTACTTTACACCAGTTTTTTTGAATATGACGTTAAGAAATTAGAAAAAACTGGTTTGATTACTAATGATTTGTTTCTTGTTAATGAGACTAACACATCTATTTTAAAAACTGAGGATTGTGTTAAAGCAAACGAAAGTAATAATTGTGTAATTCTTATAAATGAAGGTAGCAATTTCTATAAACCAAGCACTAAAAAAATTAGTATTAGTGTAAATGATGACGCTATAAATTATGTTAAAGATTACTTTGGTGGTGATTTAACCCAAGGAGAAGGTTTAATATTAAAAGAGTTTACTGAAGAAAAAATTAAAGGCTCTATCCACCACGAATTGGTTCATTGGATTGATGATACATTAAACAATCGACATCTTAGTAAGAGATTAAATAAAACCGCTGAAGCTGGAACACTAGATTTAAATAACATACCAGTTAACTCTACTAAATTTGAAATTCAAGCTCAAATACATAATATAAAACAATTATACAATAAACATTCTGATATATGGGATACCTTAAGTTTTGAAGACATGATAAAATATTCACCACCATTAAATACTGTTTTCAAAAATTTACCTAAAGTTTTTAAAACTAGATGGATTAGAGATTTAAAAACTAGAATGTATAGAGAAAATTTATTAGGTAAAAACATGAATAACAGTTAATATGGTATACTTTCTAAGGGTATGAGATATTTATATAAAAAGAAAACACTATGAGAAAACAAGAAAAACTAGAAAATATGTTAAAGAAAAACATATTAGTAGAACAAGAATTTATCAATAAAGAACTAACGGAAAACGAAGGTGGTAATGGTATCAATTTTAGGTCTCTATTAGATGGTGAATTAGCTATGGCCGCAAGTCAGCTTGATTTAAATGATTATCGTCAAAGAAATGAATTCATAAGTAAATTAGAAAACAGATTGAGTGAAAGTGATTGGATATCTATGTCTAATGGAACTTCTTTTGAAAAAACATTTACACCGTCACAAAGATAATTCATTTTATGGATAATTTAATAAAGAAGCTACTTAGAGAATCACTTAAGTTAAGAGAAAATGTTGAGTCTAGAAAAGACTTTTTTGAACGTTTTAAATTAAAAAATTCTAACCCTAGTTTTATTGAAGATAGTTTTAAAAATCCAGAATTTGATTTTAGATTATCCAATGGTGGTGGTGTTGTTTCTCATAATTATAGAAGCGGGATGAGAAATAAATGTGAAAGAAATGTATTCAATTTCATAAAAAATACTGCCAGAAATAGTAATAGATACTATCCCGTTAGTGGCTGGGGTTTCCTTCAGAGTACAACATATTTTGAACATTTTTGGGTGTATGATTCTCTTAAAGATTTATATATTGAGTTAACACCAATGGAAAACGAACAAAATGGTATGTTATATGGGTATGGTGGTGTTATAAATAAAGAAATTAATGATGACATACTCAAAGCTGAAAATTTCTTTGATGTGGATTTTTTGCGTGGTAAAAGTAGTCAGTCTTTATTTAAAAACTTTTCAGATAAAGAAACCAATATAAATTCAATTTCTGATAGGTCCAATACCCCAGACTTATTTGATTTAATTAAATCACATCAAGGATATACCGAACTTAAAAAATTTATTGACAGTGAAGGAATTACATCAGTAGATGAATTGAAGGGAGAGGTTCGAAGAATTAAAAATGTGATGGATACTGTTAGAAGTAGTCGTGAATATAATTTCTTCGAAAACTTACTAAAACAAATACAATCTTTAAATGACTTAGAGTAAAACAAAAAAACCGAAGAAACAAATCCTCGGTTTTTTTATACGTTAACTTTTTTATTTAGGTTTTGGTACCGCAGTTACTACAGAATATAAGTCTTTTTTTTAAAATATCATGATATTTATAATAAAACAAAATATGAAATACCAATATAATTTAACAGCTTTTGAAAAAATAAATGAAGATTCAGCCTATTTCTTAGGTTTACTATATGCTGATGGTAATCTAAGTGATAAAGGTTGTATTACGTTAAACCAATCAATTAAAGATATTGATATTGTAGAAAAATTTAAAACATTTTTAGGAACAAATAAACCAATTAGAGTAGTTGAAGTAACTAATTCAGTCTCATTTAGTTTTCAAAATAAAATGATAACAAAACAATTAACAAATCTTGGGTTGGAACCTAGAAAATCATTAACACTTAAATTTCCAATGTTCATAGAAAAAATTTATTTAAAAGATTTTATTCGAGGATATTTTGATGGTGATGGTTGTGTTTCTTTAACTAAAAACAAAACAACTTCTAACCTTAGAATACATTTAGTTGGAACTTATGATATGTTATTTAATATAAAAAAATATTTAACAGATGTATTATTAATTAATGATAGAAAAATAAGTCAAATAACTATCGGTAAAAATACTTTTCAATTAGAAATAACAAAAAAACTTGATGTTCAAAACATTAAAGATTTATTGTATAATAATTCAAAATATTTTTTATCTCGTAAAAGAAATATTTTTTTTACAAATATTAATAATAACAATGAAGATTGTTCATTAAGTTCGAGATATAAAAATATTTGTTATCGAGAAAAAAGAAAAAGATGGAGAGCAACTTATTATCTTAATAATATTAGAAAAGAAAAAAGCTTCAAACATGAAATTGAAGCTTTTAATTTTCTTGAATCTTTAGACTAAACTTTTTTAGCACACTGGCTACAGAATTTATCAGTTTTACCTAATTTAGACCCACAGTTTGTGCAGTATCTTTTTACATTAATATCGTCACTTGTGATTGTTTTTAGTGATATTGGTAACATTTTATATTCAACTGTATGAAATGGAAATGTATAAAAATCTCTATTTACTATTTTGAATTTTTGGTCGGAATGTGAACCTTGTTCAACTCTACCAGTTTCAATAGATTTTGATTTTTTACTTCTTAGTTGTTTAAATGGTTTTTCAGTATCACCTAAAACATCCATTCCTACAGTCTTATCCATCCCCAGTTCTAAAGATGATATATCTATAGAAGTAGATAATGAGGAACCTACCCCAACTCCAGAGTTAGTTGTTATAGTACCTAATACTGGGTTATTGTAGTCAGCAAATGGCGTACCAGTAAATTTTCCAGAAACATCATAATCACCCAATGTTCCATTATTAAAACCTCTAGAACAATCAAAATAACCCAAATTAGGTATTATAGCTAATTCTCTATAAAATTCTATTTTTATATCTCCATTATTTTCAATTGCTTTTTTAACTTCAGAAGTATTAGCTACTTCATATGTGTCAAATAAGAATTTTTTAGATATATCAAAATAACGGTCCAAAAATACTCTCTGTCCAGGATTTAAAACCAAACCTCCCTGAGAGATAGCTTTACCGTTAAGAATTATTTTTGCCATAATGACTTCAGATGATGGGTTGAAAATTTCAATTTCAAACTCTTGCCCTTTTTGTAGATAATAGGTTGGCATTTCAAACCCATTCGTGTAGAGCTTAATACGCCCTTTGTTTACAGCAATGTTAGCTGTCGGCATCGCAGATGCCTCATAATTTTGTTTGTACATTTTTTTTAACTTTTTTATTTATTGTTATTTTGTACCAATTCCTTTGTTGTTTAAACAACTCTAAACCTTTTGAGGGGTCGGGACCAATACGTTTAGTTAACGTAAATATAAATATACGGTATTTTGAAATATTGTCAAGTGAATAGAAAAATTATAAATCTTCTTGGACCCTTTTAATCATTCGTATCATTCTTCTTTGAAATACCTCTGGTAAATTAACGTCTGATTTGTTTTTTTTCAGAAAATATTTATCTTTAAACACTTGAAAGGCAAAATCATAATCATAATAACTTGGTTTATTTGGATTATTTGGTTGATTATCACCAAGTATAAAATAAAGACTTATTGATGCTACAGCATTTCCACTGTGTGCGTCTACCCCTCTATCTATTGAGAAGTTATAACCATATTGATTGGCCAAGATGGTCATTTCATTTTTAATTTCTGGGTTAACATGTGATTGAATCCTATCAGCAAAATTTATTCTTTTTCGTTTTTCTAATTGATTTGTATCATCACCTATGCTGTCTGCATCTTGTTGGGCCTTATCAAAGGCTCTGTTTTTTAAATCTCCAGAAATCCTTTCTGAAATGTAACGTTCTTCAAGCAACAAATTTGCTTTTTTCAAAGAGTTTAGTTTATCTTGTTTTCTCATAATTTTTTTTTATCTTAATTCTACTTGATTTATAATTTGAAACTGTAAAACATTTTTTAATGTTGTGACTTCTTGATTGCTGGTGGTTAATATATCTAAATAATAAATATTAGGTAATAAACTATAAGTATCTAATAAAAAGTAATAATAATTATTACCCATTTCTATTGGTTGGAAATCTATTACTGTTAATTCTGAAGAACCTTCAGTAACATAAACCCTATATTTTAAACCATCTATTGATTGAGTTTGTTCTACAGTGTATGGTATTCTAGCAGAAACAATTACTTTACGAATATCCCCACGTTTTATTTTTTCTTTATTTTGGATTCCACTGATTGATACGGCAACTTTTTTAAAAAACATATCGCTATTTCCTATATTGTAATAATTTACAGAGTCTTTGGTTACAAAATCAATTTCTATATTTCCTCTATTCACACCGTTTATTGTAATACCAGACCAAATATCAGAATACATAACCCCTTCGTTATCTCCATTTGATGGAACCAAAATATCGATAGAATAAACACCCTTGGTAACATGACTAACATCTGAAGTCGTATACGAGCTTAATACAAGCCCGCTAGGGTCATAAATACCAACACTTGGTAGTGTATCAAGGTTTGTTGGGTTACCACCTAAATTAACGTACAAATAGAGCTTATTTGGCTTATCTAAAAAGAAGTTGTTTCTATCGTCTTTAATATGGTTATCGTAAAATGTTTCCATGAAAGGTTCAAAGAATGTTTGTGTGTTGTTTGTAAAAAAACCAACATATTGAACTTGGGTTGTGTTAAGTAATTCATAAGGTCTAGAAAAAGCTAACCCTAACCCGTTATTTGTATTTCCTGTTAAAAGTCCATTTACATAATCAGTGATATCCATTTCAATATTTTCATTTCCTTTATCAAAATGTTGTGTTGATACTGTAATACCAGAAGGACTTCCAGAATAAACACCAGAACCGTTAGCCCAAGCAATACCAGTTTGCGAGTCAACCCAATTTGAAGCACCGTTTGAGTAGGCTGTATCATCTAATAAAAGAAGTGGGATATCATAATCATAACCAACACCATTATCCCAAGGTTGGTTGATTTCAAAGGCTATTAAATCAAACGAATTCGCTCTATCTTTTCCAGCCATTGTTCCGTTAAGAAGTCTAGTGTCAAATGAACCAGTGTTTGTTAACCTAAGTGTGTGTGTTAATTTTGTTAAATCAGTATATGTACCACCAGTATATAGTTCAATAAGTCTAGAGGCATCAAATTGAAATAGAAACCTACTATTTTTTTGTTGACCGAAAGCACCACCATAAAATAACTCGGAAACAGGATTTAACCCTGTGTTTACGTCTACGTTATTAACAATAGTATTATTTTTATCGAAGTATGTACGAATAACCATTTTACTTTTGTTAATAAATATCTAAAAAAGTTAGTTTATTCTAATATTTTGACTCAACATAGATTTTTCTAATTCATCTGCTTTGGTTTTAAAGATAGCCAAAGCTTGTTTGTTACCAGAAATAGTTAAATCAGTTGCTTGGTTTCCATTTCCGTTATGAACATGAAAAAATATAGCTTCTTTCATTAGTATAAGATATTCCAATAATACATCTCCAAAAGGCAATTGGTGGGCGGTTTGTAAGATGTTTTCGAGTTCTTCCATACTAATTAAATCATCTTGATTGGTAACGTTGAATCTTGGACTACCATTCTTGTGTGTAATAAGATTAATTTTATTACTAACAATATTTGTTACACTACCCTTTTCTTGTTTTTCACTGTCTGCACTTGAAATGACTACATCGTTTTTTATTTGAATATAAGCTTGAGATTTTATATTAAATTTAAATGGGTATGGGTTATTTTCATTTGTTGATGATAATTCGAACTTACCAGCCCTTATTACCACCTCATTATGTTTTTGAGTTATATCGGTATTAAACCTTCCTTGGATAGAGACATCATCTGCTTTGGGGAATATACCATCCAATTCAGGTATTGAATCTATTGTTGTGTTTGGGGACTGACTTGCGAATGTAAAACCTCTTAATGCGGTTGTGTAAAATGGGTCAAAATTTAATTTATCAGGTTGTGATATAATTGGACCCATGTACATTCTATCAGCATGTTCTCTATCTTTTGAAAAAACAAAAATAAAAACAGCTTCTTTGACTTTAGGTTGTCCGATAAAGTACTTCGGTAGCAAGGGAAAAGCCCAAGGCAAATCTTTGTCTTTAACACCGTCATCACCACCCAAGTTTCTAGGACCTTTTATTCTAACTTTTATTCGATTTAAATGGTAAGGGTCGTTGACTGACACAACTTCTCCAACATCAAGTATTTTAGATGAATTTTCATTTTTTTCTGATTCCCTATTACCTCTAGCTAATCTTATACTACTTTCACTCATTCTTTTTTCAATCGTTTTAAAATAATTTTATTGGCTCTATCAAAATTTCTTTCAAGTTCTTCCATTTTATCATAATCCTTTAACATTTTTATTTTTAAAGCATCATAATCTGCTTGTATTTGCTTTATATCAAATAAAATTTCGTTATTTGATTTGTTTTCTAAGTCTTCCATATTTTATCTTATTATACCATCCCCAATACCGATTGCTGTTGTTGAACCCTGAGATACGACAGGAGCCCCTAAGTTTCCAACACCTACTGTCATGACAGATATTCCTGGGTTTATTACGACATCTACTTTTGCTTCTGTTAACAAAGCATCAACAATTGCTTTAACCCTTATGTATTCCATTGCTTCTTCAACGTTCGGTCCGTCAGCAAAAACATCACCAACAACTCTACCAGCATCTGATTGTCTACTAATTATCTCAGCCGCAATACTATCAGCTGATAAACCAGGTCTTAACTTAGCACCAAACATAATCAATGGAGGTGGAAGTGGTTCAACTGGTGTATCTGGAATATTAAATGACGCTAAAATAGTGTTCATAACTCCATTTATTGAATTAAGGTTAAAACCAGAATTTGGTATTGGTTTGGGGTTTGGCATTATATTGTGTTGTTTAATGAATCTTTAATTTGACTTGATGGAACCCCACCAAGACTTTGTAATTGCGCCTGTTTATTTATAGCTTTTTCTTTTTGTTTTTTTATCGCTTTAGCGGCAACCAAAGAGGCTATCTCTTTTAACGCAACGCCCATCAATATTCTTATTATTTCCTCACTAATTGTTCTCATTATTGAGTTAGTCAGGTTTTTATTTTTCTTTATGAAATCAATGGCATCAGTAAATGTTGCATCAGGACCATAAACTATTTTATGATTTATAATGAAAGATAAAATTATTTTTGGGGTTAAGATAATACTAATAATTCCTTTGATAAGGTTGTTTATTATTTGTTGGATAAAATTAACTTTAACCGTAGGAACGTCCATTTGAGATAAAACATTTGACGCACTTTTTGTCGCCATGTTATTAAGGTTGGTTGTTAAAAAATCTTTCTTTTCAATTATACTTGAAGTTGAAAGCATGTTTTGGTTAAAAGTTGTCAAATCTTCAATTGGTACTGAAGAGGTAACAGTTTTTCCTACTTCAATTATTGCCGAACCTTTTTTTCTGTTCATAGCATCCAACTCATGTGAATAGATTTCTTCCTTTGTAAAAGAAAAAGCCGAATCGTTTATTGGATTAATATTGGTGTTATTAACCATTTTATCAATAACATTGTTTATCTCAGATTCTTTTTTCAATTGTTTGATAGACTTACCGATAGTCGATGAAATCGAACCATAAATTAAATCAACAATTTTATTTACAATATTTTCAGTGTTAAATAATGATAGACTATTGATGTAATCATTATTAACATCAGTTAGTGTTTTGTTATCATAACTTTGGTTGGCCTTTATAGTTAAGGTGTTGTTTGGAACACCAGCAACACCTAGGGCGTTAAAGGTAATATCTAAGATAGTTTCCCATGTATATGTTACACCATCATCTTGAATAACCCCATACAAAAAAGTATTAAAATCTGAGCTGTTTGTTAGTGGTGATGTAATATCGTTATAAATCAAATTACCACCAATTGAATTTGGGTCTGTTCTTAAAATATCGATAAAATCTATTTTACTAACTTCAATTATAATCCCACTTCCAGATGATTTTATCCAAGTAGGTAATTGTGGGTTAACTCCGCAACTAACAATATTCTTTAATTCTATTTTTAAATTTTGTTTGATGTCACGTTCAACTTTAGGTAGTGAATGAATAAGCGTATCAACAACGCTTGACACCAAAGCTTGAAACCCCACCAAAGATTTGATGAGGTCTGTTAAAAAAGTAATTGAATTACCTTTGTTGTTTATTGAAGGAAACGAAGAAGAATTTTTTAATTTGGGTAGACCTTCTGTTAATGTTTTAGCAGCAGCGATTTTCCCAAATATTTTTTTCTTTTTATCAATTATCGCCATATTTTATTCTGTTTCAGAATCTGTTTCGTTATTTGATTCAAACGCATTATTTTTAATCATCTCCCTAATTGTTTTGAAGTTTTTCGTTAAATCACTTTCTTCACTTCTATTAGTTGTAGTTGAATCAACATCGCCTCGGCTTTTGATTATGTCGCTTTGTAGTTTGGCTATTTCTAGTTTAATCCTAATAGCTGAATCTTTGATTTTTAACAAACCACCTTTTTCTTTTACCACTTTGGTTACATCATCGATGTCTATAGGGGTTATAGTAGCGGTTAATTCATTAATCGTTTTCTGAGCTTCGTTTATTTGTAAACAAGCATCATTATACGTTTCTTGCATTAAACCTTCTAATGACTCTGAGTCGTTGACTTTTACGTCTTGTTTTCTTTTTCTTGGCATGATTTATATTTTTACTATAAATACTTACTAATTCAGTTTTTTATAAAAATTTTATAACCCGTACTGTTTAAGTAAGCTATAAAGTTCTATAAATCTTTTCATACCCAATCTAATGTCTTTGGTTGATAAGTTGGTATAATTTCTCATTGTTTCTAAAACAGAGTTTTTATTATACTTTGAACCACCTTCCATTGATTCGAATGCTGTCTCCCAATTCTCCAAAATTTCAATCAAAGCATAACCAACTTTACGTTCGTTTTCATTTAATTTCTTTTTCGGTGGATTTTTTTCGTTATTTAATTCGTCTTTTATCCCATCAACAATTTTCTTTAAAAAATCATCCATAGGAAAATCCTCAGAATCGATGACATAAGATAAGTCCTCTCTACCCTCTAAACTCCCTGAAACATCCTCATATGATGATGTTTGTTTCATATATTTTTCATCTTTGATAAGTAATCCTAATATATAGTTTTTACTTATGGTTCCAAAATATGAATAAGCTTTTTTACCTCGTCCTCTCTCGAACTTATGTACTTTTGTTACTAAAAAGGAAACTGTATCACCATGTAGGTCATCAAATGTCACGCCTTTTCTATATAACTTATACCTTCTAATTATCGATTCTACCATTTTACCAAGCGGTGCGTTTAACCACTTGTTAAAAATTAGATTCCTTTCTGTTTCGTCTGTTGACTCTAAAAATTTAATAACTGCTTCTTCTTCATTTGGACCAAAATACATTTCAGTTTTTCTTTTGCGTCCTCTTTTAATCATTATACAGTAGTTTGTTCGTAGGTAGTATTTCGGTCTTTTAAGAAATAATACTCTTTTTTAGCTTGAGCTATCCACCATTTGGTTTCATTCGGGTTAAGAGTTTGCTTTAAAGAAGCAAATAAAGACCCTACACGTTGATTCATGTGCATGTAACCAAATCTAGGTATAACCATAGTTTTAACGGCTTTAAATGTCATCCTTAACAAGAATTCATAAACAAAGGTTAATTTAATACTGGGTTTAAGACCACCGAAATCTTGAAATAACGATTTCTTCATTACAACTCCATCAATACTAAAGTTTTGATAAGCTAACAATGCGTTGTTATCCAATATTCCTAATTCATCTGAAAAACCATGGGCCCAAACAGCTTCGTTTGAAAACCCGATAAATTCCTTATCGCCATTAACATCGACTATAATCGGCATAAATATTTCAACATCAGAATGTGCTTCTCTATATTTAACCACGTTTTTAAACCAAATTGCAGCGTATTCGTCATCATACTCTAAAAAACTAACCCAATCTGATTTAGCAACGCTAACTCCATAATTGGTTTGGGTAGCAAAGTCAGTTTCCCCTTCATTTTCTGCGATGGTTACTATTGATTTAATAGCCCCGAAATCATATGATTTCATAAATTCGTAAGCTTCACTACCTTTTGGTACTACGATAATCAGTTCGTCTGGTAGTGTGCTTTGTCCAGCAACACTTAGTATTGCGTTGTTAAACAATTTTTTTGTTTCTTCGTTCAATTCATGAACGGATAAAATTACTGATATATTTGTTTTTTCTTCCATGATATTTTATATTATTTGTCGTTAGTGTTCTCTAAAGGTTCTTTTATTTGTTCCTCCATATTAGAAATCATTTGTGATAATTCTTCTTTTCTATTTTCAACCAAACCAAAATAAACGTTTTTAACAGCTTCTTTTTGTTTTTCTACTGTATAGCTACCTTTTGTCTCTTCCATGCTTTCTAGCATGTCCGTTGGTACTGAATCTTCTAACCACACCTTGATGTATGTTGCAATTAATTCTGGGATGTTTACTGTTGTGTTGGTCCAGATACCGTTATTTTTGATTGAATAATTACCTTCAGCGTCTTTGGTTTCCATCCATTCTGGAATAAGGTTTGGCATTTTACCGATAACAGGTGTGTTACATTGAATAGCTTCCAATGGAAAAGTACCAAAACCAGCTTGGTCGTCAATCCAAACAGCCAAACAAGATTTAGCTAATTCCAAAGCAAAATCTTCTCTTGGGAGACCTCTTAATTCTCTAAAAGTAACCCATTTATAAACTGGAAATTGTAAGATAAATGATTTGGCTATTTTAGCCGCATCACCATGATTTCTAGTTAGGATACTAACAACAGGAATTTTAGGTTTATCGCTATCCTCGAAGTAAGTTGGGATTGAAACTGGAACAATGTGTGTTCTAATTGATGGGAAAAGGTTATTTAAATACCTTGCTTGTTTTTCAGTTGTTGTGATTACATCATGGAAACCAAAATCAGTGTTCCATCTTTTTCCAATTGGAAGGAGCTCCAATAGATAATCATAACATTGAGAGAATACAATTTTTTTACAAGGAAAGTTCTTAACTTGGTCCATGACATTGGCAAAAATTTCTGGAATAACAATAAAATCAGCTGGAGAAACATTTAGTTCTTTTCCTTCTATCGATACGTGAGGTAAGTCAGCATATTCTTTACCTAGCCATTCACAAACACTTTGACCATCGGCATCACCAATTAGTTTGTAATCACTTTTTTCATGTAAAATAGCAGCTTTATATCCTAATTCAGTAAGCATTTTAACGTGTTCATAGATATTAGCAATACCAGCTGTTGGGTTACCCTTGGTATCCAAGGTGAAAAAATAAATATTAAAATCTTTATTTTCCAATCTATCAATAACTCCTTTAGCTTGTTTGATTTGGTCTTCTAGTTGTTTGTTTTGTTCGTTCATTTTTGTTTGTTTTTTTATTGTTAGTCTTTTTCTTTTAATATTCCGTAATTAAATAACGTGTTAAAAGCTATTTTGTAAGCTAAAGTTGTTTTTTCCAACGCTCTTTCAGCACCTAAAGATGTGTCTGATTCATCGTTATAATCCAAAATAACATCAATCATTGTTCTGATTATTTCAAATTTAGTAGCGTCAATTTCTTTTCCTCTAAGAATTGAGGTTGTATAGTCTTCCGAACTAGTTACATGACCTTGACTATCTCTGTAAGTTTTAAATTCAGTTGTTATTATTTTATCAGTTGGTTTAACCCCAACTGGTGTTATAGCCTTATCAAAAGCGGTTAAGTCAATATAGTAAATTATTCCACCGAAATCTATCATCCTTTTACTTCTTCGAAACTTGTTGTTATTGTCTTGGTTAGAATTTTATTTCTAAGTTTATCATTTTTAATAAAATCTAAAATTGAATTAATTTCATAATCAGCTTTTGTGTCAGTATTATAATTAGATTTAACCTTCACACTGATTTTACCTTCTGGTTTTGCTTCAAGAGATTTTGGGTCTGCTGTTACAAGAACATCTAAAGTATCCCATACTTTTTCATGAGAGTTTACAAACCTAATGTTTGTAGCTCTGCAACCAGTTTTGGATAAGAAAAATAATGTTGATGGGATGGCCTTGTTAACTTCACGGTTAACTATTTCAATTTCATGTTCACCTTCAAATTCCATTTCTGAAAGAAATGTATTGAAATGGTTAATTAACCCATCAGACATTTGGTCTGCATGACCAAAAATTTCTAGTGGGGCCTCTAAATATAAAAAAGAGTTTAGTTTATCGATACTATCAAATTTAAAATATTCGATTAGTTCGAAAGTTGTAATATCATTGATTGTTAAATCACAATCATTAATATACTTATCGTAAGTATAAACAAGTTGTTCTATAAAACTTCTTAAAACTTCATTTAATGAGATTCCTATTTTCATGTAACCAATTTAATTGGTGAATGAAATAAGTAAAGCAAAAAATTTTACTAGTTAAAGAATTTTTTAAGTTTATCAATAAAGTTTAATTTCTTGATAATTTTTATAGGTCTTTTTGGTGCTTCTTCAATCGGAACAAAACTATTTCTTTTTGGTTCTTCTTTAAAAATATTTATGAAGTAGTTTGTTAACCTATGTCTTACTATATCAGACTCAAGAAATTCAACAACCTCAACACCTTCTATTGGGTTATTTTTAACTTTTTCACTTAGTAAACTTAGTGAACTTTGTTTTTTATCTTTAATGTCAATTTGTCCACTATCACCAAGAACGATAACTTTTGTGTTATCTGAAAATCTAGTAAGAAATGTCTTGGCATTATCATGTGTTATGTTTTGAAATTCATCAATGATAAGAATAGCGTTTGTAAACGACCTTCCTCTTATCGAACCGAAAACTTCAAAATTTACCAAACCAGCATCAATTAATTTAGTTGTAGTACTCTCACCAATTAATTTATAGAAAGCATCTAGAAAAGACATCATCTGGAATTTAAGTTTTTCTTTCTCATCTCCAGGCAAAATACCCAAATCCTCGTTTTTAAGTTGAGTAATAGATTTTACCAACTTTATCTCTTTATATATTTCTGGTTGATTTTTTAAAAGCGTTATCGCTTCGAAAACACTCAAAATTGTTTTCCCAGTACCAGAAGGTCCAGTACAAATTACCACATCATTTTTCTTGATTGCGTTGGTTAAATTTTTTTGGGTTTCGTTTTTGTGTTTTATATCAAGTTTTACTGTTGATAAGATGTTATTCGTTAAAGCTGCATTCACATCGAAATCTTCGAATTCTGTTTTCCTAGTTCTAGTTGTTGTAGGTTTTTTAGCCATGTAGATGTTTTATTAATAAATATCTTAATGAGTTGAGATGTTTATTAATTAACGAAATTTTTAACGTATTTTATCGTAATCATTTCTTTTCTTTGTTCTTATATTTTTCGTCAAGTTCCACTTGTCTATATTTTTCCAAAATATCTTCACCATTAACTATAACTTTGCCTCTAAATTTCACAACATAAGAACCGTTGAATTCAACAATTTTATCTAACGATAATATCTCGTAGTTGAAATATTTAAAATCTTCAACACCCAACGTTTTATATGAAGTAAAACTAACTTCATTTATTTCAAACAAACTAGATAACGTAGGGGTTTCCATTTCTTTGATAAAGTAATTAACAAACAACCCACTAGTTTTTCGTTCAGGGTCTGGGTATTTGCTAATATAAAACTCCAACAATCTTTCGTCATCAGTTATTTTTCTAACATGTAATTTATGTGTATATTTTTCAATATTAAATTTGGGGTGAATTTTTCTACCAACAAAAATAGGTTTTTCACTTTTAAAATTCACTAAATAATCGGAAAGACTTATTGTACGGTCTATTGTATCATATTGATTAGATATAGCATCAGCTATACTGGTTGTGATATTATCATTATTAACAGAAAACTCCAAAAGGTATTCATCGCTTGGTTCTAGTTTTATTTTAGATAGGTTAGCCAACCTATCAACTTTTTTAGTTTCAACGATTGGGACCCCTTGTTTATCAACACCAATTATTTTAGAACTATATTTGTCCACCTCACGTAATACTTTATAAGTTCTCCACCTAAGGTTCATAACTTCTTGAGTCATTTCCCCATTTATAAGCGAGTCAGCTAACTGCCCCTGAGTATGTCTTTGACTCTGACTAACATTAACTTCTAAACCTTCTGAACTCTGTGAAAAAACATCTTTTTCAACATTAGAAAACGTTAACGCAAGCATTGCCGTTTTTCTTCGTAACCATTCTTTTAAACTCATAATTTCTATTTTTTATAAATAACTGATGTTATACTATCATAAAAATCATCTTCATTTTTTTTGAAAATTTCACTCTTAAGTATTTTAGGGTAAAAACTATGAACAGTTTTAAAATTTTCTTTAATAAAAGCTTCATCTTTAATCCTATCAACCATTTCAAAAGCTGTTTTATCTGTGTTTATATATTCTGGTCTAAATGAAGTATGTAAATCCTCTATTATATACAACCCGCCATCAACTAGCATCTCATTAAATAGAAAACCAAAGCTATCAATTTGATGACTAGTCAAATGACTACCATCATCGATAATTATATCAAATTTTAAATCTTTAAAATTATTTTTAAAAGCGTCAAAATCAATTTGACTCATTTGGTACGTTTTTATACCTTCATCTAAAATCTCAACTTTATTTATATCGATACCATGTATTAAAGTATTATTAAAATAACTTTTTAATAACCTTAAACTTTCACCTCTTAAAATACCAATTTCAAGTATATTCAATTTTTCGTTTTTCAACGAACTAAAATGTCTTTCGTAAAAACCCCAATAATTGTGATACGTTATTTTATCTGTATTAAAATCCATGATTATTTGTTTTATTATTATCAATTATTAATGATGTAATTACATTTATTAATGAAATTACCAATATTTTTTCTTATTTCAAACTGATGATACAGAAGATTATCTCCATAAGTAGTTCCATGCCCAAAATACCTACCACCTTTTAACGGCCAAAGATTATTTTCTGAGTGTGTTTTTTCCATCACTTTAAAAGGTATTTCTAATTTTTCACAAGTAAATGTTAATTCTTCAGCAACGTCACCCCTGTGTGTTTCGTTAAAAGATACTTTACCAATATAATCATAAAATTTCTTAGAAATAGCGAAACAAGCTGGACCAGCATAAATATGTTCGGGGAAATTTCTTAAATTAGATTGTTGTTCAATTCCAATCATAGTTTCCTCACCTATCTCATCGATTAAATACTCAACTATTTTTGTTTTTAACGGAACACAATCAACATCGAAAAAAATAAAATAATCAGCTTCGATATTGTTGATTATAAAATCAAGAAATTGTGGATGCCTAACCTCACCAACGTATTGATTAATTGGGATATCTAAATGGTTAAAAACATTTTTTTGGCTGTTGATTATTTCAGTGGGTAAATTTTTAAAAGAGTATGAAGATATCAAAATTTTCTTATCATTTATAACCAAGAATTCAGGTTCTTCTCTATCTAATAAAATCATAAAGTAACATTAATCATAACCACATTATCATCAATATTATCAATTGTTTTTAAAACATATTCTAATGTGTTCAAACCTTCAGTTTGGTAATCATACACACCTCTACACCTCTCTAAATTTTTACTATAATCTTTGTGTTCTGGCCCGTTTGGTTTGTGATAAAGTGATTTGTGTTTACAAACCCTTCTATTTACGTTAAAACCAAGACTAAAAACTCTTTTTAATAAATCATCGTCTTCACCACCCCAACCCCAAAATTCATTACTAAAACCGTTTATCTTAATAAAATCTTCTTTATTGAATAAATTAACACCGCCATATAAAAAATGAGTAAACTGTGGAACATCGGTTACTAAATGATAGGGTTTATCTGGGTAAGAATAATCAATTTCTATCGGAACCAAATCAACATCATGAAAACAAAAATAATCTGATTCATCTTTCATATAATCAAAACCTATGTTCATGAGTTTGGCTCTGTTGAAAGGTTTTTCATCATTCTGATGAACTACAATTATTTTATAATCATACATTTTCAATATTTCTTTAGTTTCACTAATAAATATTTTTAAATGTTCATCTCTATCTCTATAAGGAATTATAATAGCTAATTTCATCAATCTAAAATTTTTAAGTACTCGGCAATTATTTGTTTAACAACATTCTTACCATTAAATTTATCAATATCTAAAGGAACATCATACAGTTTTTTTGATATTATATTTCCGCTGCTATCAACATCATAAATCAACCCTTTTTTATTACACATCCAACCTTCAACGGTTGTTCTACCTAATAAAATACCAGCAGTCTCATGACACTGACGTATATATTTTTCAACATTTATGGTTGGTGGGAAATATTTTACATGTTCACCCATTTCCAATTCCTCAGCTGTTACACCATTATATTTACCAACAAGCCAAAGTTCTTCATTATTTTCTTTGGTTGTTTTAATAAGGTCTTTTATTGTCTCTTTTCTTAAATAATCAATCGTACCTACAAATAAAGTCCTTTTTACTTTAGAGTCAATAAAGGATTTAGTTGGGAAGAATTTGTCTACATCTATTGGGTTGTAAATAACTTCAATCATATCTGGTTCGATAGAAAAATTATTTATTAAATAATCTCTTATTTCTGGTCGAATAGCAATATATTTTTTTATCTGAGGATTTATAACTGGGTTCTCCAAACTTATAACTTCAGAGTGAATAGAACAAATCATAGGTGTTTCTGGATATAAACGAAGCATATGTTCGGTTACTGGTGTGTGATTACAATGAATTACATCAAAATCAATATCAGAAAGTTTATACAACGTATTCGGTGTGGATAACTCTTCGATACCGTCACCTTTTAGAACCCATTTACCGTCACCTAATTTAAATCCTGGTGGTTCTTGTAGGGAAAATAGTTTTACCCCTAATTTATTCGCGATTTGACCTAAAGGAGCTCCAATTGTTGAACATATGGTAACATCACAACCTTCTTTGATTAATTGTTTAGCTAATTCAAAAACATACAATTCTGAACCAGTTAAATTTGAAAAGTTAAGACAACTTATAAGCACTTTAAGTTTCTGACCTTTTCTTAAGACTTTTTTGATATTAACTGGGAGTTCTTCTTTGAATTTTTCAGCGAATTCTACCCTATTCTTTCCCCATTCATCATTTGTTATTCCAATAGATTTATGATTTACCCTAATAATAGTTGAAACACCTATTTTAACATTAGATAAATAATTTTCAAAACAAAACGTAATATCATAATAATGGAACCCCTTTACAGTTTCGTTAAATGGTTTCACCATTTTTGTTTTATCAACAGCGAAAAAAACACCATCCACAACAACAACTTCCTCTATTTCTTTGTTTAAATCTTCAGAGTAACTAGATAACCAAGTTTTACCTTCATGGGTATGGGCCACTCGCCCATACATTTTTTTTCGGTTCTCCCACCATTTACCACTAGATGGTAGGCTTTTCGTACCAGCAACACCTAATATACCGTAATTTGGGTTTTTATTAAAAAGCTTTAAAAGTTTTTCACCCCATTGTTTGGTTTCGATAGTTATATCATGGTGACAAAAAACAACAATATCATTTTTAGATTCATTTAACCCACGGTTATATATTTCAGTTAACGAAAATTCACCCTTGTTTTCATAACCTAAAAATTCAATCTTACCCTCCAATCCAGATGTTTTTACGATGTGCTTTTTAAAATCGTCTAATGGGTATTGCGATGAACATACTACTGTAATCATATTCTTTTTTTTAAACTCTATTTTATTCCAGTACTTCCAAAACCACCGTCAGAACGTTGGGTATCTTTGGAGACAGTATCTTTTTCTATAAATTGAAAATAGTGTTTTCCATAATACGGTACCATCACGCCTTGTGCTATTCTATCACCATTATTTATTATAAAATTTTCCACCCCCAAATTAATCAAGATAATTTTAATTTCTCCACGGTAATCGTTATCTATGGTGCCTGGTGAATTTAGAACGGTGACACCATTTTTAGCAGCCAAACCACTTCTAGGTCTAATATCCATTGCAAAATTAGTAGGTAATTCAAAAAACAACCCAGTAGGTATAACACCATGTTCACCAACCCCTAAAAAAAACGGTTCGTCTAAATTAGCTCTAATATCAAAACCAGAAGAACCATCAGTAGCGTATTCTGGTGTTGGGTTTGACGATTTATTCGAAACCTTCAATTCAAATTTTGAACCGTCATATTTACTCATTTCTTCGTTTACTTTATCTTCGGAAAACTCTTTATCAAAATCTTCTTGAGAATAATTATCATCTTGGTCTGAAATTCTTCGTACCCCAGCTATCATCTTAGTTATTAAATCCATTTATATAGTAGTTTTTGGTTGTTTTATTTTTCTAGAGTTTTGTATAGCTAAAGTGTTACCCATTTTAAGTAGTTCACCAAGCATTGAATTATAATATTCAGCCATTTTATCATCACCTTTATCTAAGAAAATAATTGCAGAATATTCTTCTTCAGTAAAAGTTATACCGTGAGATAAAGCATAATAAACACTACGTTCAGATACACGCATAGCAACCAACTCATCATTAAATTCATACATTTTACCTAAGTTTTCACGATGCCAGTTAGAGGTACAAGGTTTATATAAAAAAGCTTTACCTATACCGTGTAATAAACAAACTTTAAGCAAAGAACTTTGATTAACTTTCTCATCCTCTGGTAATGAATTATTTATTCGAATAGCGTAGTTAGCAACGTTAAGTAAAAAGTCTATAAGACCACCGTCAAAAGCGTTATGATAGTCTAACATGTTAGATGCGGGGGCCCCTAAAAAAGCCTCACCAAGGAATGACATAAGTTCGTCATTCATAAAACCATTTTTTGTTGCAGTTTCAAAATATTTTTTAGCGTTTGAAACAATTTTTGTTTGATTTAAAGACATTGATTTGTGTTAAGCAAATTGTTATTTTTACAAATATACATTTTTTACTTAACACAATCAAGTTAACAAAAAAATACTTACTTACCACCAGAACCCATATAATAATCTCGGAGTTCAGGAACCACATCAAACTTTAAATTCATCTCAGTTGAGTTGTTATCTGGTTGTTCTTCTATTGAAATCCCTTGGTTTCCAATACGTTGTATAAAATCACTCCACAAAAGACTTTTATCCACTGGTTTTTTTTCATTATCAACACCAACATAAGTATCTTTATTGCCACATTCTTGCTCATGAGTTTTTATTTCCGCACCAAACTCATCCTTAATTTCTTTTATTTTTTTACGGAAAGAATCGTTTTGTCTGTTTGTTATGATACTAATTTCTGAATTCTTTTTATCGATACTTTCTACCTTGTTTATTAACCCAACAATATTTTTAGTTTGGTCTGTTAAAAGTTGTTCTACAACATTTTTAGGTTCAACCTTGGTTTCTTCTACTTTGGTTTCTTCTACTTTGGGTTGTTCAACCTTGGGTTCTTCAACGTTAAGATATTCGGCTAAAAAGTTAAATACTGAAATTAATTGTTTTTGCTTATTCATAGTTTGTTAATTTTTAAATGTTTTTATTTTGTTTTTCAACCAAAGAATGGTAAAGATTTCGTCTTGTCTCAGTTACACGATTTATTGAATAAGTATCTTTAACTGTTTCATATAAATTTTCTTGTAATGTTTTAACTATCTCTGGGTTTTTGATGAATTTTTTAATTGCGTCATACCAATCTTTATGGTTTTTAACTGAGTCAATCAAAACAGCGTTCCCAGTTAAATCAAATCCACCACCATATTGAATAGCGTTTTTCAAATCTATTTGATAAGGGCCAAAATTTTGGGCGATAATTGCTTTTTTATGAAAACCAGATTCAATTACCTTAAGTTGGCTTTTTACTTTATTAAACATGTTTTCTTCAAGTGGGGCCAAAGAAATATCAAATAGGTTATAGTTTGAAGCGTAACCTGATATATGTTTTGTCCAAACTCTACGATAAGGTTCATTAGCAACGTTAGGGAAATCTTTTTCTTTGAATTTTAACAAAAAATCTTTATACTCTGGGCTAATAGATTGGTAGTTATTCGTAAATATTTTTTCATACTTATACCACACACTTTCTTTAGGTGAGATATTTCTAACCTTTTCTTCTTTTGTTATTGGGTCAATATCTGTATGGTTACCTCTTAAATCAAAACCACATAATACAAACTGAACTTTATCTATAAGACCTTCACCTGTTAATTTATTAACAACACCTTCTAATAAAGATAAATCTTTCAAGTGACTGCTTCCCCCTAACCAACCTATTCTAAGTCTACCGTTAGATGGTTCTAGTTTAGGTGTAAATTGAGCTTCATCAGGGTTAATCGCGTTTGGTATAACAAAGACATTCTTATTTAATTTAGAGATTTCATTAGCAAAAACACTTGTAGTTGTGGTAATGTATTGAGCAACCTTTAAATTGTTTTCAATCTTTTTATCCAATTGGTTGTTCTTTATTAAATGATAAGCTGGGTGATGAGTTCCTGGGGCCCAGTAATCATCTAAATCCATTATAGCAACAATACCTAGATTTTTTAATTTTTCAATAAAGGCACCCATTTGGTCATAACCAACTAACGTTCTATGATAATGAATGATGTCATATTGTTTTAACCAATTATCATCATTAAAATTTGGTTCATAATCGATATCAACATGAAACTCATCTGGGTAATTATTTTCTAACGTTAAATGTGGGGTTGTTGAGCGATAGTAAGAAACACCTGTTCTGTCACTAGGGACTACTAAAATTTTTAATTTTTTCTTCATTTCTAGATTTTAATTTTTATAATAGTCAAGTATAATCTATTGAAAAACATTTGTAAACAAAAAAAGACCCGATGGGCCTTTTTTTTTTTGAATATAATAAGATTATTTCTTTTTTACTGAAAGTTTACCTTCACTAATCAAAGTGCTAATAGTTTTTTTAATCGCTTGTTCAGATATTGTTTTTGTGTACATTTTGGCCAAGATAGCGTTTACTCTATTATCAATCATTTCATTAAGAAGTTCAACAGTGATATTAATAGTTGGGGCTTGATATGTACCAGAAGATTCGTGAATTGGAACTCCTGGGCTTTTGAATTTATTTTTTGGTTTATCAACAAGGTCACCCATATCTTCTAAAGAAAACGATGTAGGTTGTCCAGAATATTTTGGTATCGGGGTACTTAACATAATTTTTTTAATGTTATCTGGTAACCTAGAGTTCAATACAGCTTGTTCACTATAAACCATCGGTTTATGTAAGGTAGATTCTGCACTTACTTGGTATTCTGGTTCTCTCTCATCTCTTGAATCATAAATTGGAGCTTGGGAGTAATCTTCATTGACACGAGAATCTTTATTATCACCACTTTTACTACCAAATTTTTGGTCAGTTGCATTCATCAATTTTTTAGCATTACCTAAAATCGATTTCAATTTGTTTATATCTACTGGTATTGGTATTTGTTCCATATTATATGTTTTTTGATTGTGGTTGGTCCACGTTGACTTTATAGATGACATTTGCCATTGTTTTATCACCATTTGAGTTATATTTTGGTATACTAGAATCTTTATTAGATACTGGTTCTACCCACTTAACCTTAGTTGGGTACCAACCTACGATTCGGTCCAATCTAAAAATTTTCCAAAAACCTGTTGCTCTAGTCTTTTGTTTAGAACCACCGAAAATTTGATAACTTCTAATAGCCTTATTTCCAGCTTTCGTTTTAGAAAAGTTGTACACTTGAATATACCTACTACTAGGCGGTTTGTTCTTATAATCTCGGTATAAAATATTAACATTGTATTTACCATCTATTGCTAGTTTAACATCATCGGTAGAGACTCCTTCAGAAATTAATCTTTGGTTTTTCTCAATTTCTTCTAATATAACTTCCTGTAATAAATTGTAAAGCTTCATATTAATAAATTATAACTTGTCCTACGTTTAAAGACATATCTGGAAGAGTATAATTACTCATACCCAAACCAATTGGTCCATAACCCCATAAAGAGCTGTTACCACCCAACATAGGTAATCTACCAGAACCCAAATATAAGTTTGGGTTTCCATTTATATCTAAGTCACCACCAACACCACCGTAATTTTCAATATCTAAAAATTGACCAGAACCCTTACCGTGAATAGGTGTTGTTTGGTCAGATAAAGCTCTAGTGTGGGTAGCGTTATACTCATTCGTATAAGCGAAGTTATTATAAGTGTTGAATGGAATAAGAGTGTTTCTAGCTGCTATTGCGGCTGCTTCCAATGGTGTTTGACCACCGTTATAAGGGTTTCCTACTGGCATGGTTTATAGTTTTTGTTTTTTATTATTTGTCATGTATTCTATTAAATATCTTATTTCAGATATTTCTTTAATAATATTTTCATTATAAACTTCTTGGTTAGACATAATTTTTCGGTTTATATCACCTTTCGTCATTTTAGGTACCCCACCAACGCCTGTTGGGTTAGCGTTATCTCTATCTTTTTCGTGTTTTTTTATAAATTGATTTTCTCTTCCAGCTTTCATACCAACTTCTTTTTCATTAAAATTGGCATCTTTGGCTGTTTTAACTAGGTTACTTATTTCTTTTAACCTTTGTTCACCACCTAATTGACTAAACTCACCACACATTTTTGTTAGTTGACAAGTCTCTTTGGCTTTTTTAAGTCTAGATATTTCCATAGAAAACGCTTGATGGTTTTTATCTTCACCATCATTGGTAACATGTATATCTTTACTTATTTGTGAATTCATTTTATAATTTTTTTGTTTTTTCTTTATTTTGAATAACTTGTTTAAGGTCCTCAATTTGTTTTTCAGTTAATTCAGAGTCTAGAATCGTTTTTATAATATTGGCAACTTTCGGGTTGTAATCTTTTTCAGTTACATCAAAAACATTTGTTTTTTTAACCAAATCTTCAATTTTTTCTTCTACGCTATTTTTTGTTAAAATAACACTTTCAAAAGTTCTGACGTTTCCACCATGAGCACCTGAACCACCGTAACTATAAACCGCAAACCAAGGGATGTCTTGTCTATAACGACCAAAAACAACATCACTAGTAGGTGGCATACCTTTTTCATATTCAGAATTATCATTATGGGGTTTTTGAACTGGTCCAGTTTCAATTTCACTATCACTGTTGGTCATTTTATCACCACCATTGGAATACATGTCACCACCAACCAGCTCCATTAAATCTTTCTTTTTTATTGTACCCATGAGTTATCTTTTCTTATAAATATATTAAAAACATGAAATACTTATATGAAAGTTAGAGTTTTCACATACTGAATAAGTTAGCTTCTGATTAATGTAACAAAAACATTAATTTTGTACGTATAATTAAACTAATTTAGATATTTATAAGAAAGCATTGTTTCACGAGTTTTAATTATAACGTTAATTTAAAATCAAAACAATGATTTATCCTATTTTTAAGAGTTTAGCTCTTCTTCTTTTGTTGGAATGTTTTCTATTTGTTCAAGGTTTTTATGTTTCTAATCTAAATGAGACTGAATTGGTGTTAGATAAAACAACAACAATCACCCCCATTATAGATAATGAAGAATATTTTAAAGATGCTTATGTTAGAACCTTAAAGGTCAAATATAAAGATTTAAATAGAAATAAGAATAACCGAATAAATGATTCAACATATTATAGGTGTGCTCATGAAACAAGGGTTATTTTTTATTCACCTTTCGATTCATTAGTTCTGAATAGTCAATCACGAAAATCTTGTGATATAACAGCGTTCTTCGATTTGGAAACCAAAGAAAAAGAATGGATGATAAAAAATTATATTTATTACATCAAGATAATAAATATGAACACCAAGTACGAGCTTATTCTAGACAACCCACAACCTAGATATTTGAGTAACTTTTTTTTCAAATATAAAGGAAAATAATGTCTTAATTTTTAAGTTGGATATTTATATTGAAACAGCAATGGGTGATATAAAAAACTTCAACTTTAATAAATTAGATTTGAGACTTTCTAGTAGCGATTATTGGGATTTCTACTTGGCTACAGACGAAGGTAGTGTTCCTTCATCAAATGAACTCATCTCTGGTGATTGTTTTGTTGTTTGGTACGATTTTAATAACCCATTAATTTATGTTGATAGTGCAACGACTGATTCTTCAATTTATAGTTTGGTTTCTTGGACTGGTTCAACCAATACTGGTTATACCTTAAATACTGTAGGGTTAACTGGTTTAGATAATGGCCTAATAACTTTTGAACGCGATAGTTTAGACCAATCAAATCAAGCTTTGTTATCAGCTCTTACTGGGACGACCTTGGTAATTAATTCTGGTGATACTAGGCTTATTTTAACACCCGTTACAGGGACAACAGAACAGTTTGTTTACCCTATCCAAGAAGTAAGTGGGATAACTGGGAATTATAAACAATTTTGTGGTGGTTTTTACCAAGGATTTTATAAAATTGACGGGACATCATACGAAGTTTTACCAAATAGAGTAAAACATGGGTGGAGTGCTGAATTTTGGTTAAGGCCAGAGTCTTGTTCTGGTTCTACTGGTGTAATATTAAACGATATTTATCCAGAAAATAAAGGATTCTTTTTTTATATGGGAACACGTTCTGAAAATAAATTTTGGAACCAATTTTACGGTGCTGATACTGGTTGTACTAGTGGTTGTACGATACCTGATAGTGCATGTACTGACACCCTTAGTACTTTTTGTACTGTATTAAAGGAAACAGAAATTACATTGATAGGAGATTATGGTTTTGGTATTCCTTTAAGTCCACCTCAAGTAGAAATAGAAATAGTAACCAACCCGTTTTTAATATATGGTAGAGCAAGAGATAGTAGAGCTGAAAAATTAACTGGGGATTCAGGGAGTATTATTTTTTCGAGTATCACAAACACATCAAGCGATAATAATTGTTGTGAATTATCTAGTTCTGATGGTTTAGGAACACAAACCGCTTGTTCTTATGATGGAAAAGGAATTGTAATAGCAAAAACAAAAGAGATTCAAACTGATTTTAGAAACCCATTCTTAATATATGGTAGAAGTACTAGATATGGTAGTGGTTGCACTTGTTCACAATGTTGTGGTAGTGGTGATGGTTTAGCTAATCAAACTGCTTGTTCTTATTCAGGAAGTTCATCACCAGAAATACAAATAGATTATAATCTAGATATCATCGACAACGCTTTAGGTTTTAGAATAAAAGATGATGGTTCAATTGGTTATAGAATGTTAACAGTAACTGGTGAATGTCTTACCGTTAGCGGTGAAACAATCTATTCTAGTGGTATAACAGTTCAAGAAGAATATTCAATAAGCGGGTTGGTTTCGAATGATTCTTGGTCATATATTACCATAAGATTTATTACAGATTTTAAAGAAGGATGTAATCTCGAAACCTCGAAACGTAGAACAGGTAGGCTTATGTTTTATATAAACGCAAAATTAAAATTTGTTGTTGAAGATTTTCCAGAATTTATGGGAAAAAGACTTGAGGAAAATAAATTAAAACAAGTTGGTGTTCCATTTAATTTTAGTTTAGGTGGTGGTAGTCAAGGTCTTATTGAAAGCCAAACTTTTGACGGATTGGATATGGCCGATAGAGGGTTACCTATTGAAAGTAATTTTGGTGGTACATTTATTGGAAACATATCTCAATTTAAATTTAATATTTGTGATTTAGAATATAGTAATATTCAATTAAATTACTTAAATGATATTACTAGATATTTATAATAAAAAATTATGTCATTAAATTTAGTTTTAAGAACAACATCAAGCCCTTATGGGGATACAAACAAGGGTAGTGTGTTAAGTCAACAAGAACTTGACGGAAACTTTATTTCATTAAAAGGGGAAATAATTTATACCGCGATAACATCATCAGGGAATCTGTATCTACAAAAATATGATGGTACCCAAATTTTACTTCCAATTTCTGTTGGTGGAACCTCATATTGGGTATCTGGTTCAACTGGTATTAATTCACTAAAAACAATAAATTCAAGTGGGTTGGATGCAACGGGTGATTATGCGTTGGCTGAAGGTCAAGGCACATCAGCGATTGGAGAATCTAGTCACGCTGAAGGTCGTAACACAACAGCTGAAGGTATAAGAAGTCACTCTGAAGGTGCTGGTAGTCACGCTCAAGGTAACATTAGTCATGCTGAAGGTGCTGGTAGTCACGCTCAAGGTAACTTTAGTCATGCTGAAGGGTTATCAACAACAGCGATTGGAGAATCTAGCCATGCTGAAGGTAGTCAAACGATAGCGAGTGGTATTACAAGTCACGCTGAAGGTGCTAATACAACAGCGATTGGAGAATCTAGCCATGCTGAAGGTAGTCAAACGATAGCGAGTGGTATTACAAGTCACGCTGAAGGTGCTAATACAACAGCGATTGGACAAGCATCTCACGC